GGTCACTGCATTAATGGTGGATAAGCTCCGCAAAGAAGTCCCGTGCCGCGAGGAGCTGTTGGCGGAATACGAGCAAATCTGCCACGGCATCGAGGATGATGCGGCCGCGATGCTGGACGGAGAGAAGTGCGATCGGCGGCGTTAAGACGGCCATTCGAACGCCGGCAGCTCGGCGATGAACTCTTCGACGCTCGGCCGCGGTCGCTCGCCGGCGAGCACCTTCACCAGTTCGGCCGTGGAATAGGTCCATACGGCCGATCGCCAGGCGAAGAGCGCATCGCCCTCGGCCGAGAACTGCGGATTTGGATCGCCGCGATAGGTGATGGCGGTCTGGATGCCGTCATATTGGCGCTCGCGTGCCTTGGCATCGAGATGCGCCTGGATGGCGGCGGAGTATTGCGACTGAAGTGCAGCACGCGCTTCCGCCGCTTTCTGCTCGGCCGTGACGACCTTCGATAGATCAACCGTCCACATTGGCAGGCTCCTCTTCAACTTCTATGGGATCGGCGATCGGCGCCGGATCGGCTGGCAACACAAGCAGACCGTCCGGCGGATCGATAATCGGCGTCGGAAAAGCAACGGCAGGGGACGGGTTAGAGCCGTGCGGCAGTATGAGCGTCAGCCGCAGCTCGCCTCCGACACGCTCGATCGGGCCCATGAGCAAGCCGCAAGGAACCTCGCCGGCGGGAATGGTGGCACCATCAGGCAGCGCGGAAAAATCAAAGACGTCGCCATTGATCGTCAGTATGTCGCCGGACTTCGAGACCGTCATCGCGTCATCGCGTCGCTGCGGAGAAAGATCAATCTTCATCAGAACCACCTTCCGAATGCTGTCCACATTGCCTGAACCGTCGTGGTGAAGGCCGCCGTCGTTTGAATGAGGATATTGCCGCCCGTTTGGGCCGGATATCGCGCTGCTCCGTACTTCGTCAGGTTGGCGAAGCTCGCCGAACCCTCTGACTGAAAGCCGAGTGTGGCCACGAAACGCGGGTTTCCTTCTGTCAGTACAAAGGCAGCTGGAAAGGTGACTACGATATTGTAAGCGCCAGCGCCGCCGACAGTGGCTGACGTGATATCGATCCCTCCGCCGCAAAGCATCGTTCCGTCCGCAAACTTGGTATAGCTGCCGTTGGCGTTCACTCCGCGCTCGATTATAGCCCCAGCCGGAATTCCGCCCGATTGCGCCACGGTTCCTACTATTTCCCCGGCTAGCCTTCTCCAAACCGACCAAGTTGTACCATTGTAAAACCTACCCCAACTTGCCGACTCGGTTGACGTGCTAAGAACATAGACTTGCCATCGATGCGAAAAACGCCCCGTGACTTTCATAATCCCGGCATAGATTGCGGAACCTGCCCCAGAAGGTCCATTCACCCAACTGTCCGTGATGGCATAGGTCCCCGGAACAGTGACAGTATTAAAGTCACCGTCGGATAGGCCGACGCCGGCCGCACTCGGCACGGGTGAAGGAAACCCGCCATTTACCGGGCCAAGCTTGCCAAGCAGCCCGAGCATGTCCGCAGCAGACATGATGTCTCGTCCCTTCGCCTTAATGTCCGCAAGGGCACCGGAGTTAGCCCCTGTGAAGTAGGCGAACTTGTCAGCCGCCGGCGCCAGCCCGGCCAAAGCCGTCAACGCCGCATTGTCGAGCCGCTGGATGTAGGTCGAAAGAGCCTGAGCATTGACAGTCTGCTGCTGCAGGTACGCCGTGTCGCGAACAATCCAGTAGCCCTGCCCGGCCGCCGTGGTGCCGCGCCAGGGTTTTGCCAGCGTAAGCTGGGTGTTGCTGTCGACCGACAGGATAGGCACGGGGTTGCCGTTGTTGCTGTCGAGCCCGAAGAGCCCGCCGGCAATCAACGCCGTGACCCAAGCAGTTCCGGTACCGGTCACCACGGCGCTGCCGGCGGTCACGGAAACCGTGCCCGTTACATAGGGTATGGTCATGTCAGATTTTCCTAAGCTGGGATGCCAAAGATGTAGTAGCGAATGCCCAACGGCGGATCAGCGCCGTCGGTGTGCCATTCGAAATCATCGCCTTCGTAGTAGTCGCCGACATTGCCGCGAAAGGTGCGGAACCGCGCGTTGTTCGCTGTCAATTCGCAGTAGGTGCTGTTGCCGGTGTGAGATTGCCCCTGATACCCGTATTTCAGGATATCCAGGAAAGGCATGCGCACCCGGTTCTGCCACGACGAGTTGGTGTTAAAGTTGCTCCCGCCGCCGTGATAGGTCATGTATTTGACCATTGGGAACATGCCCGTTCCGTCGAAGGGGATATCGACGACGTTGCCGTTCCCTGACGTGACGTTGAAATAGCCCTCCGCCAGGATTTGCACCTGCGGCCAGCGGGTATCTATGATGATGTCCGCCCACGACGGAGGATTGGCTGCGCCAGGTCTGAGGAACTGCACGACGTCTTGCGTTCCGTCGTTGAATTGCCGAAGGACGTTATACGTTCCTGACGTCGGCGCGCTATTATCCTCCAGATACAGCATGAACCGAGCGCGCATGGCCTGCGTCGCATCGAAATAGATACGCGTTCCGTCGAACCAGTATTCGGCGCCGAATTTCAAATCCACGGGGTTGTTCGGGTACATGATCGTTGAACCCGTGTAGAAATGCACGTCCAGCGCAACATTATCCGTCACGGGAAATCCGCACTCATAAAACGACTGGCCGGACGGAAGCGCGATATCTGCCGCCCTGATGACTTTAACCGGCAAGCGAGTGCTGTCGAACGCAAGCTGCGCGTAAGTCGCGGTATCGACGTTATACCCCGGCTTCGCAATCTTCATGGCATTGTTGGCGATCCGGATGGATTTAGTCCCGTTTGGCGACAAAACCGGAGCGTCCGCGATCGGCGTGTTATCTCCCGGAAGGTCCCAGACGACGAGGCGGCGGTACCGGGTAGAGAAAGGGTTGAATGCGTCGATATCGTCTTGCTGATCGATGAACACAGCGGTGCAGAAATCGGAACTCCAGCTCGTCCCGTTCGGGTATTCGCTTGCGTTAATCAGCCAGCTGCCCTGGTCACGGTTTCCGGTGAAATAGGAGCCGCCGCGTCCGGACCGGTATTTCCCCTTATCCTCCCAATCCACCATATTCTGGTTGTAGCGGATGCTGCCGTTGCCCTTGCGCTGTTTCCAGTCGAACAGCGGCACGTTGTACCGAAGCTTCGGGAAGAACGACTTATCGTAAATCCAGATGCTTTCACCGGATCCGCCAAATTCCAGCGTTTCAAAATTGCTACGCGGCGCACCTGCGGGAGTTGTTCGGACGCCTTGTCCTCCGAACGTATTGCAAACCGTAATGTCTGCAACTTCCATGTTGAGATACTTGGAATTGTAGAGAAACTTCGACCGCTGGCTGTCCGACGTGGTGCGCGGATCGTCGGCGTTGTTTTTCGTGATTTTGAGGCAGCCTGCGCCGGTCGAATCCCGGCCAATCATTGTGCGGACCATCAGCTAAAGATCTCGATCGTGCCGTTGTTGAGGTCGATTTTCATTTTGCCGTTCAGTGACTGAAGGAGACCGGAGTTGACCGTGCCGATATCGGCGACGGCGAGCTTCAGGACACCGCCCTCAAAGACGAGCGGATAGTGCCGGCTGTTGCCGGACGTGACGAGGAACTGATCCGCCTGGACGGCCATGCGCGACTTCTGCACGCCGCCCTCGGTGTAAAGCTCGACATAGAAGCCTGAGACCTTGAAGCTCTGGCTGGTGCCGGCCCGCAGCAACACCGAGAAGCGGGCATCGACCCCGGTCGGAGCCGCGACCGCTTCGAACTTCACCAGACCTTGCGCGAAGCGGCCGTTGAAATCGGCACTCACGCCGGAGATGCTGGTCGCGAGCGCGCTGTCGCCATTGGCACGCGCGGTCTCCTCCTGGATGATGCGCGCCAGGTTGCCATCAACCTCCGCATCGAGCGAAGTGATCGAACTCGCAAGCGCGCTGTCGGCCGTCGCGCGCACCGTCTCCTCGGTGATCAGCCGCGCATTGGTCTCGCCGAAGCTCGCCTGCAGATACTTCAGGAGCTGCGCCGTCGCCTCGTTCTCCGAGACGCGGACGCGCCGCTCCTCGGTGATCTGCGCCAGCGCGTCACCTATGGAGGCAACGATCTGCTGCCGCTCGATCTGGCCGACGGCACCTTCAAGTGAGAAGGCATCCAGCAGCTCGACGAGGCGCGGCCGGAAGAACTCGTCCATCTCCTGCTGCAGTTCCTTGAAGCGATTCAACGCATCGTCCTGCAGCTGCTGCAGACCGGTGAGCAGCGTCTGCAAGCCGGTCGGCTGCGCCGTCGTCGCCCAAGGCGTGAAGGTGCGCAGCCGGTCGGGCACCGTCGTGATCGTCGCCCGGGCATTGTAGACCTTGCCGGAAACGACGTTCTTCGTGGTGCGGAACAGACCGTCCTCGGGCGAGGTGCACTGATCCTCGAACAGCTCCGTGGTGCCCTCGATCTGATAGGAGAAGCGCACAGCCGTTATCGTCGGATCGTCCGGCGGGGTCCAGGTGAAGACGAGCGCCGGCGTGTCGTAGCCCTGCGCGCCGTTGATCATGCCGACGGCAACATTGAAGTTCTGCACGGTCGACAGCAGCGACGGGTTGATCGGCGGCGTCGGCGGAATGACGATCGGGCCGGGCTCGATGTCGTCATCGTCATAGATCGCCGCACTGGTCTCGGCGAGCGCCAGCGTGATGCGCAGCCGATCGTCGGCCCGCCATTCGCTGATCAGCCACGTCTTGCCGCGCCAGGTGATCCACTCGCCTTCCTGCACCGCCAGGCCGAAACGACGGCTGAC